GACAACTGCCCGGATTGGTCCGCCACGCGGTTGGAGTCTAGGGCCACGTTGGGTGTGCCGGATGTCCTGATCATGGACGGCAAGGGCGATTGGCATATGGTGGAGTTGAAGACCACGCAGAATATGTCGGTGGACATCACGCCGCATCAGGTGGCGTTTGCTACTAAACACGCGCGGGGCAGTTGCTGGATTGCGGTGAAGCTTTGTACGCCTACCGGCAATGAAATCTTTCTGTACCGTGGCGACCGTGCGGTTGACCTGAAGATGGACGGATTGCGCGCCACACCTACCAAACATTTCAGCCCCCCTGTTTCGTACCGAAATGTTCTCCACGCTATTGCCACTATGTGAGTTATCCCATACTATGGTGGTGGGCATATGCCCTGACTAACGGAGAGCGAAACATGAGCGAACTAAGATTACCGGTGTGGACCGTGGTGTGCGGCGAGCGGTGCAGGTGGTTTCCTGACCATGCGTCTGCAAAGGAATTTGCCAATAACGAGTGGGACAAAGAAGCGGACGGTGTGCCCTTTGTTCAATCTAAAACCATTTGGGATGTGGAAGAGGTCTGCTACATTCTGAACAATATTGAATCGATTGCGGACCATGCGCTTGCTCCCGCTGAATTGAGGGTCATGCGATGACGCAGACAGTAGGCGAAGCCGCCGAGGCCAGATACGCTGGCCTGACTTATGACCATGCCCTGCCGCAGGGCTGGGTAGATCAGTGCTGTGACAAAGGCCTTGATCCGCGCGGCCATTTCGTTTGGCTTTACGACGATTACGTTGGAAGGCCTGCCCCTATCACTAGCGAGGGGGACCGGATTGTGTCCCTGCTCGCCCGTGATCCGTAGGCGCTAGCACCTACGCCAAGCCGCCTTCGGGCGGCTTTTTTGTGCCCAAAGAAATTTTAAAAAGAGCATTGCAGGGCGGGGCGGCGTATGCGATAGTTCGGGTGCGGCAATCCTGCCGCATACTTTGGGAGATATACCATGCAACATTCGATTGAAAATTCAGACCACACCCTGACCCGCTTGCTTCAGCAGGTTCAGGATCAAGCCGCTAGATCGCAGGATTTTTTGGCACCCACTAACCAGCTTCAATTGCACACCGGTGATCGGGGTGACGGTAGCAAGGTCAGCCAGATTGTTTTGGAGCAGACCGGCGGTGCCCCCACCCAGATCCTGACCGCCAACGATGTGGCGTTTGACCAGATCAGTCAGCGGGCCGGTATCGATGTCCGGACTGCCCGCCGCCTACAGCAGGATTACTCCACCGAATTCGATGGACTGATCAATGCCATCTGGCAGAAAGAACCGGCGGTGCGAATGATCCGCACGTTTCAACACGCGGGCCATGCCAACCTCGGGGAAGCGAGGGCCTTTGTCAGCGAACGTTTCAAGACCTTCGACAATGTTCACCTGCTGAATTCTGCCCTGCCGGAATTGATGAACAGCGATGCCCAGTGGCAAGTAGTAAATGGGACGGTGACCGATAAGCGGCTGTACCTTCGCCTTAAATCAGCGGTCATCACTGGCGAGGGCGCGGCGGTTGGCGACATCATGGCGCTGGGCATTGGCATGAGTAACAGCGAAGTCGGTTGCGGTAGCGTTAATGTTTACCAAATGTTCTGGACGCTGGCCTGCCTAAACGGAATGCAAACCGAGAAGCGGACCCGCAAGTCTCATATTACTGGGGCGCGCGGCGATGCTGATACGTGGGGCTTACTGACCGACGAAGCGAAAGATGCGGACAATCATGCGCTGGCGCTTCAAATGCGGGATGTAACTAAGGCCTACGCTAGCCGCGAGTCATTCGAGGAAGTGCTGGAAAAAATGAAAACAGCGCATCAAGACAAAGTCGAAGGTTCGCCGCAGTCAGCAGTCGAAGCCATGGGCAAAGTGCTGGCACTGACGAAAAAGGATACCGCTAGTTTGATGGACGGCTTGCTCGCCACTATCGGGCAGTCGGGCTATGCCGGTCAGCCAGTAACCCGCGCCACCATGGTGAACGCGGTCACGGCGGTAGCGCATCAGGCGGACGCGGACAGCGTTGACGATTGGCAAAAGCTGGGCGGGCGCGTACTGGACCTGCCCCGTTCCGATTGGCAACGCGTGGCGATGGCCGCCTAACTTACACTTCCCAAAGTGTGCCCCGCTTCGGCGGGGCTTTTTTTTGTCTGCGAGGTATGCGATAGTCCCCCCTGCCGCAATGTCGCGGCTTACTTTGGGAGTAATAAAAAATGACAATTCAAGTAGATGCCGATTATGTTTCGTGTGACGATGCCTATGATATTCTGATGATGATGAATAACGGCTGTTTAGATCTTGACGATTTATTAGATTGTGCCGAGCGCAACGGCTGGGCAATGCCTGAGCCGGACGCATTAACTGCCGACGCCATTGTTAAATGGGTAAACGATGCCGAAGCAACCGACGCCGAATTGCGCGCAATAGCCGATAGCGTTTTAGCCGAACTGATGGGCCGGTTAGAAAGTGTGCGCGAATTGGGCGATGCATATTTAGCCCAAACCCGCACTGCTAATGAGCGGGTCCGCGAACTAGAAGCGGTCCGCGCAATAGGTTAGCCAAACCCGCCCCCCGATAGCCCGCCAAACCGGCGGGCTTTTTTTTGCCTAGCGTATGCGATACCCTAAGCGGGCCGCGATGGGCGGCGACACTTTGGGAGAAACAAAAATGCAATTACTCGACACGCGGGGAGCAAACCCCAAATTGAAAAAAACGGCGGAACTCGGAAACGTCTTCGGTTCATTTCGTTACGCGGGCTTATCGCTTTACCCTGACGCGGAATTGTGCCCCGGATCGAAGGCGGCGGGATGTATGGAAACTTGCCTCGCCGAGCAAGGGCGCGGGCGGTTTGATAACGTGCGCGACGCGCGCCAGCGCAAGGCGGCATTCTTTCGCGAGGATCGCGCCGCTTTTCTGGATCAACTCCACCGCGAGCTATCCAACTTTGGAAAGCTTTGTGAGCGCGAGGGGCGGCTGGGCGTGGTGCGGCTCAATGTTCTATCCGATGTCCGTTGGGAAATGCTCGGCATACCGCAAGCGCACCCCCATCTTTTTATGCTGGACTATACAAAGCGCGCCGACCGGCTTTGTAAAACCCCCGACAATTACCGGTTGATTTTCAGCTATAGCGGGCGGCCCCAGTACCGCCGCCAGAATGAAAAAGCATTGGCGACCGGTAAGCCGGTTGCGGTTGTATTTCGCGGCGGCTTGCCTGCTAAGTTTCTGGGGCGGCGCGTGATCGACGGTGACCGGTCCGATTATCTAAACGCTACCGTGGGCACCGGTTGCATTGTCGGGTTAACTGCGAAGGGTAGCGCCCGTCATGATCGTGGCGGGTTTGTAGTGGATAATCCCGACTTGATCGGGTGCGCGTCATGACAAAGCGGGATCAGTGGCGAGCGAAGGCGGCGCGCTATTTGCGATGGCATCGGTCCGCGATGCGATCCCCGCTCACGTCGTCAGATGTCAATTGGCTGGCCTTGTATGTTGAGGCGCGACATTGTGCTGATTATTGGCAACGCCACGGGGAGCAAGCCCGCGCCCCCAGTTGGTACTATCCCGACTAAAACCCGACCCCGCCACGGCGGGGTTTTTTTTTAGCCGCGTATGCGATACCCTGCCGGTGCGGTAATGATGCCGCGACACTTTGGGAAACAACATTATGAACGAATTCAAAAGACACTTAGAAGCGGTTGGGGTTGCTGAAACACGCGTTTGGGCTTTGACTCACGCCGCCGACAACATTCACTCGGCGGTGTGCGCGTTGGACCATGGCAACCGCGAATTGTTAGCGCGCCATTATCCCGCCTTCCTCCAATTGGCGGAGGAATTCGGAAGCTTTGACGAAACGCTACTGGGCGCAATGGGTGTGGATTTCAACCGCGCCACCTGCAAGCCGGAAGCCGTGGCCAGCGGAAAAATATTAAATAATTGGGTGAAGGCCTTGGGGCAGTGGCACCTATCCGACCCGAGCGAATCTGTCACGCGGTGCGGTGCGCCCATGCTGGGCAATAATCACGCCCGCCGCATTCCCGAGAGCGAGCGCCGCCAATGCCCCAAGTGTTGGGGCACCGGTCCCGAGCGAATCTAGCCCGCCACACCGGCACCGATAGCCCGCCCCGTGCGGGCTTTTTTGTGCCCATCGCTAGCGCCAAAAGTTGTATGCGCCAGGCAGCATACGAATCGGCACAACCGTGCGGGCTAGCCCTTCAAGTAATTTCTCAGCCTTCCGCCGTAACCGATCCGTAACATGTGGCGCGGGGGCCGCGCCCCGTTCGCCCTGCCAAACGTACCGCGCACCGTGGGCCGCGCACCGTGGGCCGCCGGTCCTGCGCCCAGCACGGCGGGCCGCGTGGCACGTCTAACTGCCTTAAATTACGATTTACGTCAGTTGACCGTGGGACCCGTGGGACCCAGACGCGGAGCGCGTCATTGCTGGCTCTCAGCGCGGCCCGTGGCGCGCGGATCGCGGATCGCGCGGCGCGGCTCGGCAAGCGGCATCAAGGTGCATGTTTTTCACAAACAGTACTGAGATAAAACGATACGAGTTTGAAAAAACACGTAAGTGGGAAGAAAGGTAACACTTTGTGTTACCGTGATACGAAAAGTAACACTTAGGAGTCCCGAGGCCCAAAAAATTATAAAAAAATTTCAAACCTACGGTGTCTTATATGCTTTAATAGTTTTCTGTAATTAGAAGAGCGTCCTATATGTCAGTTGAGCGCATTTCAGATGAGGAAGCGGAAGAGAAAATTCTGAAGCTTGAGTACCGTTTGGCGCAGATTGAGCAGGTCGAAGCGTGTCAGGGAAACTTTTTGAGCTTTGTTCGTTCGATGTGGCCCGAGTTCATTGCCGGTAGGCATCATCGGATCATGGCCGAGAAGCTTGAACGGGTAGCCAAGGGCGAATTGAAGCGTTTGATTATCAACATGCCCCCTCGACACACCAAGTCTGAGTTCGCGAGCTTCCTGTTTCCTGCTTGGATGATCGGGAAAAAGCCTGCGATGAAGATTATTCAGGCGACTCACACCACTGAACTGGCGGTTAACTTTGGTCGAAAGGTCAAAAACCTTCTGGAACGCGAGGATTATCTTGAGATATTCCCCGACGCCGCCCTGTCGGCGGACTCAAAGGCCTCTGGTCGGTGGGACACGGCCCGTGGAGGAATGTATTACGGCGTGGGTGTTGGCTCGAACTTGGCGGGACGTGGTGGTGATTTGATCATTATTGACGATCCGCACTCTGAGCAGACGGCGATGTCGTTGAATGGTTTTGATGATGCGTGGGATTGGTACACGGGTGGTCCTCGACAGCGTTTGCAACCGGGCGGGGCGATCATTGTGGTGATGACGCGGTGGTCGGAGAAGGATTTGACGGGTCAATTGATCCGCGCGCAGGGTCGGGATGCGTTGGCGGACAGTTGGGAGGTCATTGAGTTCCCGATGGAGATGCCTTCTGGCAATCCTTTGTGGCCGGAGTTTTGGTCTTTTGAGGAGATGCAGGCGGTTAAGGCGTCGATTCCGTTGCCGAAGTGGAATGCTCAGTATCAACAAAATCCCACTGGCGACGAAAACGCGATTATCAAGCGGGAGTGGTGGAAAACGTGGGACAAGCAACAGATTCCGCAGTTGCAGTACGTGATTCAGAGCTATGACACGGCGTTTTCTAAGAGTA